CACCTATCGTCGCCTCGAACCGGAACTTCTCATCGACCAGAGAGGCGACCGTCGAAGCCCACGTCTGGGACGAGTCGGGCGTGTTGGGGCTCACGGGACTCACGGGCGGCGAAGAGGTCGCGTCGTTCCTCCGGCCGGTGCCTGCGGGCACCCTGGACCTGAAGAACGCGGTGCGTCTGGGCCGCCTGGACAGCGCCTACTTCGCGTATCAGAACCCGACTGGTGGACCCCTCGAAGCGAGCCTCGCGTTCCGCTTCCACATGGAGGACATTGAGGTCTTCACGTAAATGCTCGGGTTCGGTCTTCGCGATTTTCTGACCAAGCGGTCGGCAGGGATAGACATCTTCGGTGCTCTCAGGACGAGGGACACCGGCCTGCCGCCGTTCGGCAACACGGTCCAGGCGATCCCGTTCCAGGGCTTCTTCAGCGACGTGAACGGGGTGACCGACATGAGGGTGGACGGGTCGGTCGATCCGCAGTTCTTCGAGATCCGGCCCGACACGGATCGCGACCGCTACATCAAGACGGTCCAGATCACCATCGTGGACGCCCAGGCAACGCTGAACAGATTCGGGTTCATCACGGCCCTCACCAACGGCACCCTCTTCGAGTGGGATCGGCTCGGTGAGACCGTGGAGCTCGCGGTGATGCGGACGAACTACGATCACGTCCGTTTGGCGGGGGGCCAACCGGCCTTCGGGACCGGGACATCGGCCTTCCAAGCCAGCAACGTCATCAGCACATCCGAGGCCTACCTGCCCATGGTGGACTTCCAGCTCATCTTCGGATTGCCGTGGGGGATCAGACTCGCGGCGGGCAGCGACGAAGTTCTCAGGCTCACGGTTCGTGATGACACCCAGGCGGTGGACGGCTACGATGCCCTGGCGCGTGGCTTCGAGATTGAACCAGAGGAGGCCCAGATGGGCCTCGGCACATAGGAGGGGAAGGACCATGGCTCTCGCTGCATCGCGCTTCGGAGGGAAAACCGGCTCGTCGTCCACGGCCATCGGGCCAGGTGGCAAGCGGTTCGACTTCGATCAGGTCCCCGACATCCGGGCCGAGGGGAACGATGGCCACGGCGAGAAGGACGAGCGGGACAGCGAGCGGATCGCGTGGGCGATCTACAGTTGGGACTCCCAGGACGACGTTCTCCGCAGGCGCGACCGGCAGATCGAAGAGAACATCAGGATGCTGGCTGGCCAGCAGTGGGCCGTCTTCAATCCGAGGATTGGGCGCTTCGTGGACGTCACCCAGTGGATGACGGCGGAGGAGAAAAAATGGAGGCAGCGGCCGGTCTTCAATAAGCTCCTCTCGTGGTTCATCATCACGCACGCCCGCATGAACGAGAACCCGCCTATCATCACCTTCATACCTGGGCCAGACCGGATCGACGCGATGCTGGCTGCGACCCAGGACGTCATCTTCAAGACGAAGTGGCGGGAGGTGAAGATGGCCGAGGTGTGGGACGAGGCCAGCTCGTGGATCATCCCGGCCGGGACCGTCTACCTGCAGAGCACCATCGACCTCGACAAGGGCGACTTCATCGACTTCGCCGGCCAGGCAGACGAGGCCGGCATGGAGGGGCTCGAGCCGGAGCAGCAGCAGGCCGTCCTACAGGCCCAGGAGAACGGCGGCCAGGTCGGCTTCGATCAGGAGGGCGAGCTACAGTTCGATGAGGAGGGGCAGCCGCTCGGTCCCGAAGGTGCCCACTCCGAGAGGAAGGGAGACCTAGCGGTCGAGGTTCTCAACCCCGTCCAGGTGAGAGGCGAGTGGGGCCCAGCTCCATGGCACCAGAAGTCCTGGCACATGACGCGGAGCTTCCTCACGTCGGCCGAGATCTTCGACACCTACGGGATCAAGCTCAAGGGTGGCGAGCAGAGCACGGCCGAGGGTGGCAGCACGACCGGCATCCAGGAACGCCTGACCTACGGGAGCGGATACTTCGGGGCTGCGGATCCGTCCGTCTTCGGGGCCGACTTCAGCCAGGACGTGAGCATCCCGGAGGTCACCCACGAGGTGTTCACGATGTGGCACAAGCCCGCCAAGTTCGCTCGAATGAATGAGACGAAAGACGAGCCCGGCGGCAGGCTCCTGATCTGCACCCGCAAGCAGGTCCTGCACGACAGCACGAGGCCAGTCCGCTACGCCAACACGAGCCCGATCCGGCGGTTCGAGTTCGTCAGATTGCCCGGCCGACCGGCTGGTGGGAGCACTCCGCAGGAAGCGATGAATTTCCCACAAAGGGTGTTTAACAAGGTTGCCGCATTAATCATCGAACACGCGAACCTGTGCGCCAACCCGCTCAAGATCATCGACTCCCAGAGCGGTATCGAAGAGACTCAGATCACGAACCGACCGGGCCTGGCCATCAGCGTGAACCGGCGTGAGCGCGTGCCCCCGTTCGAGTGGGTCGCACCGCCGCCTCTGTCGTCCGACGCCTACCGCGTCCTGGAGTTCATGGCCCAGCAGATCGATGAGATGGGCAACCTGGCTGGGACCGAGGGAAACGCGCCGACCGAAGACGCTTCCGGCGAACTCGTGAAGGAGCTTCGCTTCAACTCCGACCGCTTCCTCGGCCCCACCATGCGTCGAGCTGCAGAGGAGTTCGCTCGCATGGCCGAGGACTGGGAAGTCCTCTTCCCGGTGATCTACGACGAGGAAGAGATCCTCTCCTACGCGGGCGAGGACAACGTCGCTCGGACGATCATCGTCCAGCCGGAGATGTTCGAGGAAGGGTCCGTGAACATCGTGGCCGACGTGGAGTCCATGCTCCCAGAGGGACGTGGCGAGAAGCAGAAGAACATCACGGCGCTCTACGCCAACGGTCTCTTCGGGCCTCCGGGAACGCCAGCGGCGGTGGCCACGTTCTTCGAGCTGAGTCAGTTCCCCCACCTCGGGCGAGCTGGCAAGTTCGGAGGCATCCACCGGATCACGGCCGACCAGGAGAACGGCAAGCTCCTACAGGGTGTGCCCTTCAACGAGATCCCGGTCTTCGAGTGGTACAACGACCTGGTCCACCTGCTCTCGCACGAGGAGTTCATGTCTTCGCCGGAGTTCCTGGAGATCGAGCCGATCATCCAGAAACAGTTCGAGGCACACCGCCAGATGCACATCACGAACATCATGCTCAAGACGCTCCAGGCGGCCGAGGCAGATCCCGAAGGTGGCAGCGCCGGAGACAACCAGTTCGATGGAAGCGACAACCCTTCCGGTGACGGAGCAGCAGGGTCGCCCGAAGGAGCTTCCACATCAGAGGCAGCAGTCTCTCCCGGATCCGAATCACGGAACCCGGAGGGCGTTGCCGAGGCACCAGCAGCGGCCGGTCAGTAGGCCCGTCGCATCACTAGGAGGTAGTCGTGGCAGGAGAAGAAGAGGGCACCGCCGGAGAGGCCGGGTCCGAAGAGGTCAAAGAGGAAGAAGAGAAGGGTCCACCCAACATCGCTGACGCCCTCTCACGGGCGCGTGAGGTCCTGGCCGACAAAGGGACCATGATGGGGATGGCCGACGACCAGAAGGGCGGCGAAGAGGAGGAGGAAGCCGATGGGGAAGAGGGCGCTGAAGGCGGCGAAGAAGACGAAGAGGAGGAAGCGGGCGAGGAGGAAGGCGGCGAGGCCGGAGAGGATGATGAAAAAGACGAGGAAGGTGAGGGATCCGATGCCGACGATGAGGTAGAGGACGAAGAGGAAAAAGAGGAGGAGGAGGAGGAAGAAGAGGAAGAAGAGGAGAAGGCCAAGCCGATCACGGTCTCGGTCCCAGGCCGGCAGCCCGACGATGAGGACATCGAGATCGAAGTCGATGATCAGGAGCTGGCGGAACGAATCGCACACCTGAAGAGCGGCTTCATGCGTGGCGAGGAAGTGCGGGAGCGCGAGGTGGCGATGAACGCCTCTGAGGACACGATGGCCGCACTGAGTGAGTCCTTCGAGGTCGATCCGGTCGGGTTCGTGGTGGAGTATACGGAGAAGGACGAGCTGCCCCAGGTGGCCCTCGCCCTGATCACGATGCCCGGAGTCTGGGAGGAGATATCCGCGCAGGTGGACAAGCTCTTCACCAACGAAGGGGAGCTGCGTACCCTCCAGGCCGAGATGAAAGCGAACCGCCTGGAGTCGAAGGAGAAGCTCCAGACGCGGGCTGCAGAGCGCAAAGAGAACGCCGAGAACGGCCGGAAGCTGGCCGTGGCGATAGACCTTATGATCCCGGAAGAAGTGACGGATGCCAAGCGGGAACAGCTCATCGCGGACTTGACTCGCGACACCACTGACCATATCTCACGGAACAAGCTACCGTCGCTCGACGTCAAAGACCTCGTGCCGATCTTGGCTTCACGACTGGAAACGAACGGGATCGATCCACTCGATGCGAGGAAAGCGATCCAGAACGGCTCCCGTAGCCGTGGCAAAATTTCGACCAAGAAAGGTCTGAAGAAAAAGCCGAAGACCGGGCAAGAACTCGCTAAGGCCAGTGCCAAACGGAAGAAAGTGGCGGCAGCGCCTGGACCAGGCAGAAAAGCTGCACCCACCCAACCAACTAAGCTGCCAGCGGGGATGACGATCAAGGAGAGCATAGCCTTGGCCCGTGATAAGGGCTTGGCTGCATTCTCTAAGAGCTAATCCTCTGAGAAAAGGTTGGGGCACAAATGGCCAGTGCGACTACCACCACCGATGCCATTACCGAGGCGATGAAGATCATCTTCTCGGATCCCCTGATCGTGAACATCGTGGAGGACAGCGAACTGCTGTCCATTTTTCAGACTGACATGAACGTCAGTGTGGACGATACGACCGGCGGTCGGTTCATCGAGATGGCGCACTACTTCCAGCTTCCTGCTGGTGTGGGTGCCAGGGCTGAGAACGAATACATCCCTGAGGCCGATGACCCCGTCTTCAAGAACTCCAGGCTCTTCCTTCGGAAGATCCAGGGGACTGTGGAGATGACCGGCGACACGATGCGACGGGTCGTGGGAGATGAAGGCGCTTTCATCAATTATATGGAGCGGGCGCTCCCGGATCTGGTGACTCGTTTGGTGAACGAGATCGACCGGATGTACATCGGATTCGGGGCCGGTATCAAGGCTCGAGCCGAACTCACGCCGGTGAAGACCTCCATCACCACGGTGGAAATCCAGGTCAACCGCTCCCTCGGAGTGGACGGCTTCACGGATGCCTTCCTTCAGTTCCTCGAAGGCGAGCAGATCGTGTTCGATACTGCCGCAGATGGGCAGACGCTCATCACGGGCGGTGGCGATCAGTCACTGCAGGTCACGGACATCGATGAGGACAACAACACCATCCAGTTCACCGGATTGGAAGCTCTCATCGACGCTGTCGTGGCAGCCGGAGCAAACATCTATCTGTTCCCCGGCGACGAGGCCGGAGCTTCCTCCCAGACCGCTGGCGGCGTAGACCGCGAGATCGCTGGCCTGATGGCCGGAGCGGACGACGGTGGGATCATCGCGACGTACAACAACATCTCTCGGACGGGCGCTCTGTCTCGGCTGTGGAAGGCCATCATCATCGATGGTTCGGACGCAGCCTGGGGTGGCCAGCTCACCGAGGAACTGTTGTCGTTCGCGGACGACGAAGTGGCCGTAAAGGGCGCAGGACGGATCGACACCGTCATCACGTCACGCGCTGCAGCTCGCGGTTACTGGCAGTCCCTGAAGGGCGACCGGGTCTTCAACGATCCGCGTGCGTTCGCGGGTGGCCGGAATGGCTTGAGCATCATCCTGGGCGACCGGGAAGTGATGCTGAAGGTGGCCAGGAAGCTGCCGCCCGAGGTGGCCTTCGGGCTCCAGGCCGACACCTGGCGTCGTCTGACGCTCGGGACGTGGGACTGGGACGACCGGACGGGGAGCATTTGGAACCGCGTCACGGATAGCGTAGGGCGCAAGGATGCGTTCTTCGCGACCGGGAATATGTACGAGCAACTTTTCTGCGTTGCTCCCCGGAAGAACGTCCGCATCGACAACCTCGACGCTTCGTTCTAGTCAGCAGGCGGGTAACCCTGGGGGGTTTCGGCCCCCCAGGGCCGCATCATTGGCTCTGAAAAAACGGAGAATTATCATGCTGCAGGATCGCAACATCCATCGTGACGCCCAGGCCCTACGCAAGTCCATCGCCGTACCGCTCATCGCTCCCGCCTTTGGAGTCGATCAGGACGAGCCGATGTACGTCACAGCCCCGAGGTACAACTGGCGGCTGGGTGATCTGTACGGGTCGCAGCAGTCCCTAGCGACTGCGGACCTGATCGTGAAGGCCCAGGCCGTTGGGCCGGGCAACGCGCTCGGGAGCCCCCAGCTTTCACAGGGCAGCGCAGTGGTGACGTTCGGGGTCGAGGAGTTCTGGTGGCGCGGGGAAGGTACTGCGTCCGGTTCGTTGCTGAACAAAGCTGCCACCGCAGCCCTGGCCTTTGGTGCTAACGGCATACCATCCACGATCCTGGACGGCTTCTGGGGTGTGTACCTCATCCAGATAGACGAGTCGGGCAACCTCAACGTCTTCACGCAGGCTGCGATCATGGCCTTCGCGACCGAAGAGATCGCGCTGGAGAACTGTCCGAAGGTCCGTGAGCTAGTCCCCGGTTTCGAAGAAGGGCGGGTAGCGATCCTGACCATCAATGCCGTGGGAGGGGACTTCATCGCGGGCACCACGAACACCGATGCGGCCCTGGTGGCAGCGTTCAACACGGCCCCACAGGACGGCCACGTTCTGCAGATGAGCGTCGGCACGAGACCCACGGCCAACAACTCGGTTCTCGGCCAGCAACTCAAGGATGCGTCAGGCGAGAACATCTTGCAGGGCAGGGGCAGCACGGGTGTCGTGAGCCCGACCGCTGGCGCGAACGGCGATCTGCTCTGTCTCAGCGTGCGGAGCGCGGGTGCTCCGGTGCTCGTGGGAGCCCAGGCGATCATAGAGTGGCGTCCGTGGCCAGCAGGCGGTGAAGGTCTGGGTGACACTTCGGTGAGCCAGAACCGGCCTTCGTTCGTTCCGTAGGATGATCGAACGCTTCATCGACATCCCAGTGGAGAAGGAGACGCCTGACCGGGTGCTCCTTCTCCTCCGGGAAGTCCACCCCATGGCCGAACTACTCTACGTGGATCACGGCTGGTGGTGGGTCGGCATCGTCAAGCCGGAGGCCCCGGCTCGAGAGAAGGCCAGGCAGACCCTGGAACGAATGAGGGATTCGAAGACGGGGGTCATTGAAGAGAGGAAGTACGCCAAGGCCATCGTCCGTCGCTGGCGTCTCCAGGAGCAGGGCTTCGCGCTCTGCGGGAAGTATCGCTTCGGTGACGAGGGGCCCGACTTCGATGCTATCGTGAAGGACTTCACGTTCGCCGACTTCGTCTACAGGAACTGGGGAGCTGGGAACGAGAAGATCAGGGCGCAGATCGATGAGTCCGGTGTTCTGGACGACGAGATGCGGCTCAAGGCTCGGGCAGCTACTGTGGAACGGTTGGCAGCCGATGAGCGATACCTGTTTACTCGACTGATTCGAAAGAATCCGCGACCTGTCACAGTGGGAGCTAACTTGACATGAGCCATTTCGGACACAGGGTGATCGGCCGCACGAAGGCCGCCGAAGAAGCCGAGGTCGCGGCGACTGGGGCCGACCACTTCGGTCCTCGCGTAATCGGCGACGTCCTCGCCAAACGCAGGCTGCTGGCCCGTAAGGACGAGGGGGCGAAGGACAGCCGCAGAGATCCGTCCAAGAGGGCGAAGAAGGCGGCAACGCAGGAGCCGAAGGCCGAAGCCCCAGAGACACCCGTGACGACAAGCCTGGATGAACTGGAGGCTGCGCTCGACGGCAACGCGGAGTTCTACGAAGGGCTCTACAGCCAGGAGCTGCTACGGCCGGCGGGGCCGAGGAAGGGTGCCCTCCGGCTCTTCCTGAAGTTCGAGATGGGGCACGAGGACAGAGAAGACCGCAAGGCCGAGATCGAAGCCGCACTGAAATAGGGGAGTAGACGATGGGGTTGGTGAGGCCAACATCTGACATCGCCAGCTTCCCGGGCGCGGGCTGGACGGTCTCTCCGTTGTTCTCGGAGCTGAACTCGACGGACCCGGATGACACCACGTTCATCACGGCCCCGGTCCTGGACACCGAGGATCCCCAGGTCGCCCTCGGGCTCGCTGACCTGCAGATCCCCTACGGAGCTTCGGGCCGCATAGAGCTGCGTGTCCGTCTCAGGTGGAGCGCGGCGCTCACCGCAGCCCCCGCGACCGTCCGCGTGGGGCTAGCGGATGCGGCTGACCTGACCATCGACAACCCCATCCTGGTGTTCGAGCAGTCGCTGTTCGGCACCGAGATATTCGACTTCGGCAGCGACACCCAACTGGAGTTCATGGAGTTCGAGGTCGTCTTCAACTACGACGACTTCAGTGGCGATGCCGCCGCCTTCGGTGTGTACGTCGAGATGACACCCGACGCGGCCGACACGACCCAACAGGGCCAGCTCGGATGGGTCGAGGTGCTGGCGTGCGTCCCGGCGGTGATCACGAAGGTCTGCAGCCTGGGTGGTCTCACGGCAGGAGCGGTGATCACGGAGGCTCGGGACGCCCATCCCGCCTTCAACAAGCGGCAGCACCCCAACGGGACCTTGCTCCGAATCCTCTCCAGCTATCAGCGCAAGATCACCTCGGAGATCGCACGGGTGAACGCCCCCCTCTGCGCCTCAGAGGTCCTGATTGCCCTGCCGCTGGACGACTTCAATGCTGGCGTGAAGCTGCCTGCGAACACCTACGTGCTCCCCGGCGTGCTGCTCCGCAACACCGTGAACGTGGACTTGAAGGAGCCCATCGACCTGGTGGACATGACGCTCCGGGCAGAGCTGGATATGCCCCACAAGTTCGCCTACCTGGAGGGCAACAACCTCTTCCTTGGCAGACGGGCCTCGAACTACGACAACTTCGACCAACTCATCCTGAAACTGGTGCTCGTGCCGAGGAGGCTGGATAGGCTTACGGACACCCTACTGCTGCCCGACTGGGGCGAGGAGACCTACATCGGGGCTCTCGTGAACAAGATGGCCATCAGACAGGAGCTGGGCGGCAACGTGCTGCTCGACGCGGACAAGATGGAGAAGGACTTCCTGGCCACGGTGGCACAGCAAAAGGCGGCACAGGCCTCGGGTACGCTCGACGTCTGGCCGGGGCACTTCTAATGCCTGCCACAACCACCGTTCAGGACGTCCTAGATGGTGCCTACGGCACGAGCACGAAGAACCAGCCCGACACCATCGCCAACGAGGCCGTCGAGCTTCTGGCGGTCGTGAAGCGGAAGCTGGCGGGGATCTACGCCTTTGCGTCCCGCATCAATCCGATCCACTTCTCGGCCAGCGAGGATGTGACCGGCGTGGCTGGGCAGTGGGAGCGGCCAGATGCGGCCAACGCGATCTTCAGGATTGAGAACGCGGGCTTCGCGGAGGTGGTTGTGGTTCCCTTCGATGACCGCCTGGCGGCAGAGCCGAAGCCGTCGCTCTACGAGTTCAGTGGGTTCTTCACGGCCGACGCACTCCAGACGAATCCTCCGGGGGGTACGGACGTTCTGACGTTCTGGTTCTCGAAGCGGCCCGACGATCCAACTCCTGATAACCTGACCGGCGTCCTGGATCCCGACTGGGACGACGCTTACACGGATCTCCTGATCTTCGAGCTGGCGATCTACCTGTCCCTAAAGGACGGTCGTGTCGAAGAGGTGGCCCTCTTCAAGGAAGAGCGGAACCAGTGGGCCCAGGTCTTCGCGAGCTTCCTGCAGCACTCGACGGCAAACCTGCAGAGGCGCTTCGGCCACAAGAAGATGGTGGACGTCGAGACGCTGCTGCCGATGCTCACCGGGGGAGCCTGATGACCTTCCAGGAGATCGTGGACAACGCGAAGGCCCGTGGCCTCGACTTCAGCGTCACGTACCCGACCACTGACCGCGTGCTCTTCCGACGGATAGAGATCCGCCAGCAGGAGTTGTTCTCGGCTGCCGACCGGGTCAATCCCGACTACTACGGCGTCAGCGCGAGCAGCGACCTGGATGCCAACTTCGCGGTTGACATCAAGGACATGGAGGCGTCTGTGGATGTGGACCCTGCAGCAGCCATCACCCGGGTGGAGGTCTTCGACGCCGGCTCGAGCCCATCGTTGGCGGGTGGGGATGAGATCGGCATCGTCTCCATCCACGACGTCGATGCAGAGATACCCCCTCGGATGACCCTAAGGAACTTCGTGCTCACGGGGGTGGGCCAGGACCTGCTCGGTGTGATCTCCGTGAAGGCCTTCTACGGCTACCGGCCCGCGAACAAGACGACTCCGCTGGACGGCAGCGAGGTAGCGGAACTGCCCGACGTCTACCAGGAGCTGCTGGTCATGGACCTGACCCAGTGGATGGTGCAGCAGACCCTGGAGATGGACGCGGGACGCAAGACGGCCGCGCTGGAGGTCCTGGGCGTGGACGAGGGCCAGATGCTGGATGCGTTCCTCCAGGAGGTGGTAGACTACGCGGGTGCCCAAGTGTCTCGCTTCGGAGATGTTAAAGGCGCTCAGAGGCTGTAGGCATGACCGCAAAGCCCAGCATCGCCAACCCCGAGATCGAGTACGACGCCCGAACACTGACGGCGCTCCCCCAGGTGGACTTCTCTGACATAGCGACCTGGCCGGATACATCGGGTCAGGGCAACGACGCCACTCAGTTCTCCAATACCCGCAGATTCGAGGAGAGGGGATTCAACGGCACGGAGCCGGATGTCAGGATGTTGGGTGTCGGCTCCGATGCCAGGTTCAGCTACGACGGTACGGTCTTTCAGGGCATCGGCGGCTTCACATGGTTTGCCGTTATCCAAGCACTGGATCTGGCCACTGGTTTCGCCATCTTCGGGTCTTCCGTGAGTTCATCGTTCCCCAGGTTTCCTTCCATTCTCGTGTTGCCTGACGGCTCCATCACTTACAACCATTCAGCCTTCCCGACTTACAACATCCAGTCGGCGGCTGGTGTGATCGTGGTCGGCACCAAGTACGTGATTAGCAGCCGGTTGTCCACCACTACTGGGATGATCCTTCGCGTGAATGGTGTCCAGGTCGGAGCCGACGCGGGCGCGGTCCAGGGCATCGTTGACAATCAGAACGCGAGGATCGGTGAGCACCGCGACTCGACCAGCGGGGGCCTTGGTCAAGCCTTTGGCGACCAGAGGCAGTTCGCGTGGGTCAGTGGGTATAGCTCTGAGGCCTCCGCTGTCCAGATGGACGACCTGGAACGGTTTCTGGCCGACCGATTCAATGTGCCCGGTCTCGGCACCGTGAGGCCCAAGCCGACGATCTCCAATCCAGAGATCGAGTTCGATGTGAACAGCCTGAGTGGCTTGACGGATGGGGATGTACCGACGCCCTGGCCCGACACTAGCGGTCAAGGCAACGACGCCAGCCCCCTCGGAGGCGATCCGCCAACATACGAGGCAGGTGCCTGGGGGGACGATCACAGGGAGACCGTGAGGCTGCTCGAACCCGTCAACGGTGGCAGCTTCAATTTCGACGGCACCCCCTTCGTGGCCACAGACCTCACGATGTTTTTCGTCTTCCGAATGTTCCGGCTCACCGCTGCGTTCGGTAATGCGTTCATCGGAGGTTCATCGTTTACCGACTTCGCACAGGTGGAGCTATTTGTCAGGCTGAATGGGGCCATCGTTTTCAGCTTCGGAACAGACGAAGGGGCGACGTTGGCTGCGGAGAGTGCCGTAGGTTTGGTCTCGCCAGACGAGTCGTGTCATGTCCTGACCGTCAGGCACTCCAATTCCAGTGGCAAGATCATCCGCCTCGACGGTGTGCAGGTTGCCAGCAACCCCTCCGCGACTGGCAACCTCACACAATTTCCAGGTGCTAGAATCGCTGACGTAGCCAACCTGATCTTCATCGAAGACACGAAAATTCCTTGGATCGCTGGCTATTCCTCTGCAGCCTCTTTGGCCGAGATGGCGCAGATGGAGGCTTTCCTGACTGAGTTGTGGTGTGACCCGATTTCGCCTCCCGGAGTGTGGATCCCCCAGGGCACTCAGGTTCCTCCCACCAGCGACTGGGTGACCTGATGGCTGACAAGAACCGCAGGATCATCAACCTGCCCTACGGGGAGGGCCTGGAGCGGTCTAAGGGTGTGATGGTCATCAAGCCGACGAGCTTCGAGGACCTCAGGAACGTCTTCCTCTTCGAGGGGAAGGCGCAGGCGCGTGGCGGGCTGACCAGCACCGCCGTCCTGCAGGATGATGGACCCACGGATCTCGACGTGACGGTCCTGCTCGCTGCCCTGCGCTCAGAGGCCGCAGCCATCGGCATCGGGTACAACACGACAGGCGGGGCCAACCGCGAAGTATGGGTCAACCGGATGGACGTCAACGGCTCCAATCCACTGGCGGTCGGCCAACTCGGAACGCTGTCGTTGAACGCGACGTTCACGCCACCGATCATCGTCGGAGCCGACTCCGACAACAAGTTCTTCATTGCCCATGACGAGCCGTTCCTCACCGATCGCTTCGTGACGGTGTTCTACGATCCCGGCCAGAACCCGGCCCTCATCAATCTGACCGCCGACCTCGACGGAAACGGTGACGCGGAGGTGTTCTTCCGTGGGGTCGTTAGGCATCTCAGCTACATCTTCGGCTGGGGCTACGGCAACGCCGAGGATCCCGACCGTGGCGACGTGGTGCGAGTCAGCGACTCCGGTGACAGCACCCAATTCCAGGACTTCGCGTTCTTCGAGGCGGGACAGCGTGGCGAGCCCGTGATGGTCTGCCGCTCTGCGGGCAACAAGCTCATGGTCTTCAAGGAGACCGAGACGCACGCGATCTTCGGCTACTCGCCCGACACGTTCGGCATCCAGCCGTCTGACACGCTCTTCGGATGCGTGAGCAGCAGGCTCGCTGTGACAGTGGGGGGCACAGTCTTCTTCTGGTCCACGCAGGGGCCGAGGATCACAACGGGTGGTCCCTCCCAGGACATCGCCGTCCCGCTCGACATAGAAGGCCCGGATCCGACCACGCTGGTCGAAGAGTCCGAGGTCCAAGATGCCTTCGCGGAGTACGATCCGGCGACCAGGGTGGTGACGTTCGTCTGGGGGCGTCGGGTCTACGCGCTCTCCATCCGCAACCCGCAGCGGCCACGGTGGAGCTACTACGAACTCGGGGAGACAGCACAGTGCGGGGGACAGTTCTTCGATACCCAGTCCACGGTGGGTGGTGGTGGTGCGCCTACTGGAGCCCCTGAGAATCTGACGTTCCCCAACGCGCTGACGACCGACATTCTTGAGATCGCGGTGAACTTCGACAACGTGGGCGAGACAGGTGTCGGGACGCAGATCGAAGTGCAGGTCTCCAAGGACGCGGGCGCGACCTACACGGCGGTAGTAACCGTGGACTCGGACGGCGCAGCCACCAATCAGACCATCGTGATCCAGGAAGAGACCGTGGGGACTTCCATCAAGCCGCTCACGGACTACAAGATCGCCCTGCGCTACGTGAGGGGAGGGCTGCACTCCGTTGGCTACACGAGCACCGATCCCGAGGACTGGCCAGTTATCAGCACGGGCTCCACCACCACGGTCTCGAATGCTCCGTTCTGGGTCTTACGGACGGGTGGGAACACGGGTCTCTGGACCAGAAACTCTCCTACGGTGAATAGGATTATCAACACCATCGTCATCCCTACTGGCCACGAGTTCCTGGAGATCGAAGTCGAGGTCCAGATCGAAACTGATGGAAGCCCTGTCGTCCAGGACCTTGGTGACGGCACAGGGCCTCCCGACACGGTTGACCAGATTGAGACCCCCTTCGCCTTCCTCGTCCTCTTGGACCCTAACACGACGGTCCTCGACCGCCTGGATGCCGTGAGGAACAGGGAGAACGTCTACAGGGCTCGCTTCGTGAACACGCTCCAAGCGAACACCGGAGCGTTCGGTGCTCTCGCCCGCTCGTGGGCAGGTCCAGACCTTCCGACTGCCCTACAATTCGCCCTTGACTCCGGCAATGAAGGTTCCGCGTTCTGGCAAAACACGGGATCGCCTGCACGCGCTCCAACAGACTGCCCACCGGGAACACCCCCAGGGAGCCACAACACGGAGTTTTGGGTGACTGTGAACTTTGGTGTTTGGAGCCTTGAAACGCAGACGGGTCCATTCAGCCAGGGAATTGAGAGCTTCGATCCAGGGGCGAGCTTTGGTGATGAGGTCTCAGTGGCGATCCGCCACAAGGTTCTTACTTGCTCGGCCTTCGGAGGGCCAGAACCCTCGTACAGCAAATTCACTACCACAGAGACGGAGGAGGTCTAATGACTGGCACTCCAATCCCGACTCTGTTCTTCGGTGGCCGCGACACCGAGGCCAACGTCCTGCAGTTCAGTGACGGCTTCCAGGACAACACGGTGGACTACGTGCCC